TCTTTGTCCGTGGATAGTCCAAAAACGCCCTTGGCAGCTGTTGATAACGCTACGTTGGCTGTGGAACCATCTTCGTTTGTTGTGCTACCAAAGAATCTGTTCTGGTCTAGGACAAGGTTCATTGATAACGAGTTTGTGGCCGTTGTTGCAATATTTTTTTTGGCTTGTGCATCTAATTGTGTCCAAGTGAATATATCATTCGCCGCATTTACAGTTATGTCCTGTAAAGCCGGAATGGTTAAAACATCACCTGCCTGGGTATAGACGCCACCAGTTTCATAGATTGCAACTCGCAGGACTATCTCTTTAGTTGATACTCCTGGGGCTGGGTAGATATATGACATATGTTTTTCTCCTTATGTGTCAAGTTGTGTCTTTACAAATGAATAACTCACTGTCGTGATCACTATATCGCCTTCATATGCAGTGCTGACTGCCACCGGCTTTCGATTGAAACCATTCACGGTGTCATCCAAAGCAACGGCCTTCATGCTGGATATTAGGCTGTCGTAATTGCTAGGTAAAGTTTTGGCATCTGTTCCGACTATTGCGTTCACGGTGATTACTTCATTGTAAACACCGTTTCCATCTAGTGTAGAAACAAGAGGATCTTGTTCAGTTTGTGGTAGATCGACATATATTGTTTTTATGTTCTGCAGATACAAGGGCGTGTCGCCTTGATCATACGGCAACACAGTCGAAACCGTGAAACCCGTTTCTGATATAGCCTGCAATTTTTCCAATATAGTCGCTCTCATTATCTGTATCTCCTAGGAGACACAGTCGCTGGTTTGAACTCCGTGCTTTCTAGCACATCATCGCCATCGAAATCATACCACGAACCATCTGATATCAGCTCTTCGAACAGGGCATTGTACTTCTGTTGATAATATCCAATTTTTTGCCTTTCAGCATCATTTTCATTACCGAAGTCTGCCACCCTGGGAAGGGCATATTCATACATGCAGTGATACACACACAAATCAGTAAAATCATTCTTCCTAGATAGGATGCTCATCGCATCCACCGCGGGAAGGTCTGCTCTCGAATTGATAGTCAGACTTTGATTCTTAGTTGTTTGCAGTTCATACCACCACGTGCTGGCTCGCAGTTGTGTGAGGATCCTCTCAGTGCTACGCACCAAAAGGTCCTCAACCACAGTCTGTGTAAGGGCCTCGTTTTCCACTAGGATGCGGTTATCCCTATCGACAAAATCGTCGTATGTCGCTAGTGCTATAACCGAAGTCGTAGTTTGTACGAAAGCCATTGCTATCCTCTATTACGAGTCTAAGTGCATGAAGACACCTCTTGAGGCATCCACTACACCTACACCTGCGTGTAAGTTTGCTACGATATCGAAACCAACTGCTTCTGCTCTTCTCGCGATTTCTAAATCAACGTTCTTGAACATGGCAATTCTTAACGCATCCGCCGCGAACACAACAGCAGTAGGATTCACTAATCCCGTGTTTGTTGCTGTTAGGTAAGCAGACACGAACGCATCCGCTCCAGCGATTCTTCCAACGAAACCAGTTCTCATGGCTTCATTTTGATAATCACCACCTGCGAACGCCTGTGCTCCAATTTCAGACATGATGGCCTGATATTGGCTGGCAGCGATGATGATCTTTAAAGGACCAGTTTCGCCCGCTTCTCTGATTGTGCCCATAGCTTTGTAGATCTCGGACAATTTAAGAGTTGAGTTTGTTGCGTCTTGTTGGTTTGTCAAAGATGCGAAAGCATTTGAAACATCAGTGTCAAATTTAGATTGGATTGAATTTCCAAGAATTCTACCAATTTCATTTGTGTCGATGCCACCTAGATCTCTTAACACAGTTCTAGATGCGTAGATGTTTGCTGGTATCTCCACCTTTGTATCTGCTATCACAGTGGCCGATATGTCATCGGTTCCTGAATGATCGCTAGATGTTAGTTTTGTAGTCCTTGCGGCATATGTGCCGGAAGCAGACGGTTTCAACACAGGCACTTGTGCTGTGTGCGAACCCGCTGGTACGTTCACGAAAGGAATCAAATTACCGCCTAGGTAAAGAGATGCTTCGTGCGCCGCGTAGACTGTAGCGGCTTTGGTATTCACGACCAATGATTCTAGGTCGTATGGTGCATTGTACGCCATTTATTTTCTCCTTGTTATACAAGCCCTTGTTTTTGGGCCTGCTTATATTGTTTTCTATGATCCGGATTGGTCATGTCCAATCTCTTTAGATCAAAATTATCTGGTGTGAGGCCAGTTCCTACCTGCGATTTCGTTGCAGTGGTCGCCGGAGAGGCTCCTACGAAGTGTGGGTTCTCATCCAAGAATTGCCTTACGAGCATTTCTGGGGTGGTCTTTTTGCCCTTGTCATCGTACTGTACCTTACCGTCCGCACCCAACACTTCCACGTCTCCGTCCTCATTAAGTTTTACTCTTGCGAACAATAACTGTTGTACCTGCTTTGGTGCTATGGCCTTGTATTTGGCCGCGGCATCTAGCAAGGGCGTGTTCACCTTGTATTCCTTAATGACTTCATCGCGTTTCAATATCTCTGCGTCTTTCTTCTGTGCAAGTTCTTCTAGGGTCTTTTGGAACTCTCCCCTCTTGATTGCTTCCTCGGTCTTTTGTTTTTCCGAGTCTGCCTTGAGTTTCTTGAGTTCATTCAAGTCCCCCAATTCAGAATATTGCTTCTCATATTTTTTAGCTAGGCTGGATTTCAACCCCGCCACATGATTGTCAAATTCTTCCTTGGTGTAAGTCTTGCTTTCTTTTGTTTCCTGTGTTGCTTGTGTCGAAGCCACAGTTGCTTCATTTGCCAATGATTGATCGCTCATCGTTGCGTGCCTCCTTAGGAGTTGTTGTTATTTAAACCGTTAGCCGTGGTATTTTCTGTACGCACTTCTTCCGGGTGGATATAGCCCCTGCTCATTAGGGCGTCATGTTGCTCCTCGGTGCTGACCAGTTGAGCGGTGCCCGTTGCGGGGTCCTGCATCACGTGTGGTTGCATCTCGGATAACACTTCGTCCGGTACATAGCCCAACAGCTCAACGATAGAGCGATCGATCAATCTATGTACTGCAGGATTGTCCGATGCCTTCCTCGCTGATTCTAGTTGTGCATATTCATTGTGAACATCTCGGATGTTAAATGATCCGGGATATTCGATCTCACAGTCATATGGCTTGTCCATATAATCCGCAAAAATTCGCCAAATGCCCTCTTCCGCTAGCTCTAGGTTGTCTGCCTTCTCGCTCAGTCGAGCCGCGAGCAATTGAAATTCTTGTTCTTGTGCCACTCCGCTCATCCTCGCAGCCTCGGTGCTGCGGATGGATCCTATGTTGGCCATCTTCTCTATGGATGCGGATATGTGTGCTATGCTCTTGAGTATGGCATCCACTGATGCGCCGTTGTAATCTAATATGTAGGGCTTGAGCTGTGGATCTAGGTTTTCTGATATGTGTATGATGGATCCCGCTCCGTTGCCTGTTATGGTGTCTGGTGTGCATACCAACGAAGGATGTGAATCCATACGTATGGTCTGCTCCAATTCGTTGATCAGGTTATAAATGGTCTTAGACGCATCGGCAATATCCGCTAGATCCGATATGCCCAAACCACGCACCGGTGATTTCTTGTTGTAGACGCACACCGCGGGAATATATCCCAATCCGTTGACTTCTTGTTTCTCTTCTAATATTTGTTTCTCTCCCTGTGCGGGCTCATTGATCACTGTGGTCTTGATCATGTCGGGGGTCCATTCTTTGATGGTCTTGACCGTGCCGTTGACGTCTTCTATATAACGGATATAGTCCAACCGGTAGGCGCCGTTCGCAGTCCTCGTGTAATTCCAATCCACCACGGCCAATGGCGTCAGCAGGGACATGTAGGGCCTCACTCCGGCCAACTGTTCATCTGCTCTTGTGGTGGCTCCTATATAGGGCTTGCAGACTATGACCCATACAGATCCAAACACAGAGCTGTACGTGGCCACTTCTTTCATAAAATTATCTAGGCTGGTGCCATCCATGTCTGCGTCCTTTATAAAGGCCATGGTCTCTGCCAATGGAGCCAACGATCCCAAATCTCTAGTGGGCTTCTCGCGAAACAGGAAACTGTTATACACACTGATAACCGAGGCGCAGTGATTCTCAAAATGGCTGGAACTCAATCTATATCTATAATCCGAATCGGTCTCCAACATGTATTTGATTAGGTGCGATCCATCTCTCCAGCTCTTGCCACCTAGGTATGCTTCTAGGAAATAGTCCCATCGGGGTTGGTGTTCTGCGTAGATCTTGTTGCCGGATCCTAGGCCGTCCACTACGTTTGAAAATGTATTCATTATGCTCATGTTATGCTCCTAATTTGTGGCCCCATCTAACGGGCGCCTGTGGTATAATGTTTTTCCTCAAGGGTTCGAGACCATCGCAAAGATATCTCACACAATCGCAAAAGTGATCCCAACCGTCGGCCTTGTCGGGAACGTGGGTGTTTTCTTTATAATTCCACCTATCCATACTTTCAATCAAGTTCTTGCAACGGGGGTCAATAAACAATTTTTGCACTCCATCTGCGTTCAATAGTAAGCTATTTACCGTATTGACTGTGTCCCTCACAGGAGTGTGGTGCCTAGGTGCCCTGACCTCGATGCCGGCATTCTCTAATATGGTAAAATCGGTGCGGCCCACAGCGGAACTCTTGTTCTGCCTGCCCGCGGGATCCGCATAGGATATCAGCTTGGAGTTGGGATATCTCCTACGCATCTCATCTGCCATGTCCTGTGTGTTGCTGGTCTCTAACTTGATCTCATCGAACACGTGGATGCCCCTCTTGTCCCGCGTGGCGAAGATCACTGTGGCGGGCGTGTAGTTGAAATCCTGTCCACAGAATATGGTCATGGGCGTGTCCCCATCGTAGGTCTTGACACTGCGTTCGCGATCAAACTGATAGAGGATCTTGGCTCCCGTGGTAATGAAGTCCGCTAGGAACTCCTGTGAGAAAGACTTGACGTCCATTTGGCCCCGCGCGGAGGCTATCTCGGATTCGCTCACTATGCCCCCATCGATGGTGCGGTATTGCCAGCGCCCCCAGTCCGGTAAATTCTGTGCCTGTGAATAGATGTCATAGAGGAAATTGGCCTTGCCCTTGGGCGTGCCCAGCAACAGGGCGTGTCCCTGCCGATCCGCCAACACTGGCCTGATGACCTCGAAGTAGAACTTGGCCTCGATGTCCTGACATTCATCCAGCACAGCAAAGTCCGCTCCCAGTCCCCTTATGTTCTCGCCCGCTTCAGCTGATCTCAACAGTATCTGAGAGTTGTTCTTCAACCTCAGCCTGAGATCGGATTCATTGACAGATTGCAGCCAATTGAGATCCTGCAGTTTCTTCTTGAGCACGTCAAATATCACCTGCTTGGCCTGTCGGTATGTGGGTGCGATGTAGAGGCACAGGCGATTGGGCTCGCGTGCGAAACGTGCCAGTTCCCTGATGGCTATGTGGCTT